TGTAACCAAGGTAAGATTGTTATCACTGCTCAATCAGATCTCGACATCTTTGCAAACGAAGGCAATGTAGGGATCTATGCTAATAATGGCAGTGTACAGGTGGTATCAAAATCAGGCGCGGTGGATATTCAAGCCGCAATTGTTGGAATCAATGCATGAGACCGATAGTCTATGTTCCTGAAGTTCCTAATTTAGAATGTGGTCCTAACGGGCAAATATCTTTCCGTCAAATGGAAGACTATTTCGTAGGCATTGCAAAGATCATTAGCCAACTGAAGTTACAAGCAAAGTTTATTCAAGACGAGTGCGGCAAAGAACTCATCGAAGCTATTCGAGACATGGAAAAGCTAGTCGATGATATTACTGGTATTCTGATGACTGACGTCTTTAAGAAGATCAAGTCAAAAGAACAAGAGATGAAGTATAAGGTCCGCGAGTTTTTAAAAGAGATCGACGTATGGTTTCAGAAGAGGATCGTCGACGCACTACTCAAGATTGTTGATATTCTTGGAATTCCAAATCCACTTACTACCCCGATTCCATTCATTACGGCTGTAACACTCGTCGACGAAGCTGGTAATCCTGTTCGTTATCAGCCAGTAATCAACGATTTGTTTACGAAGGAAGGTAAAGTCAAGATCAAAGCTGCAATTGCCGAAGACATCGAATCGGTTCGAAAGTTTTTTGGTGATGGCAAATACGACGGAACTCTGGGTATTAAGAGTCCTGAGCATGAAGCCGAAGAATTTTGGCAGAAAGCTTTGGCATGGATGAAAGAACTGCTGAGCGATTTTATTGCCGCCTGCATCAATGCATTGATCGGCTTACTGACTAAGATTCCTATTATTGGTCCAATCATTGAAAAGATTGGAGTATTCATCGATCCTACGAAGCCTATTAAAGCGCAATTAAAACTGAAGTATGAAGATTTTAAGAAACGTATTAAGAAGGCAAAAGAAGACGTCTTATCAGGTAAAGCTATCGAAGACTTTGGAGAGAAGTTACTCCAAGAACTCATAGACTTTGTCTTGAACTTGCCGATCCCGCTCTTCGGAACCTTAGGCAATTTAATTGGTTTCGATAACGAAGAACGTAAGAAGAAAGAAACGATTCATTCAAAAGAAGAATTGTGGCATCGAATTGAAGATGCGTTCGAAGACGCCATGGAAAAGATTAAGAAGTTCTTTCAGACAGATTTGATTGCCAAGATACATGATATCATACTCAAAGCTCCAGGTTGGATTCTACAGCAGTTTCCAATCGTAGGCAAAATCCTCGACACAATCAAACTGATTATTGACATCTGTCGCGGCAAAGTATCGATTTGTCAGGTTTTAAATATCATTTTAAAACCGATATTTGGTATTCCAGATGCGATCTTAAAATTCATTCCGAATTGCATCGAGATACGTAGAACGAAGTACGGGTTAGAACCGAATCCAGACAATCTGCCAAAATGGGCTCAGCCCGCTTCTGCAACCGTGTGAAGTGGATTAGTCTAACATGTTAGATCAATATTCAGTATCAGAAAATGGATATTTCTTTTCAGATGTTAGCGAACCGACAGTTCCAACAGTTTCTTATGGGGATCTAAGCCCACCAATCGCAATACGATTTACTGTGCCAGAACCTGGAGTCACCACGGTTGAAATTGACGATTGGTATATGCCGACTTTCGTACGATGCGAACAAAATTGTGTTGATGATTTATTGTTATGTGCAGTTTATGTGTTTGCAACAGATCATGATGTTGTTGTTGATGATTGGTATCCTTTCAGACACGAAGTCAACGATACGTTTGAGGTCGGAACAGTTGTTTCGTACGAAGATTGTGATATGATTTTGACTGATTTTGTGTATGATGGCAACAACAAGCTTCTTTCTTATATTGAAACGAATAAATCTACATTTGTAATGATACGATATGATTTTACTCGTTCGGCTGGTCCAGGATTAGATGCGATTGGTAGCAACGAAGATTATCAAAACTTTGCCTTTACTGGCCAGGTTGGGCTTCTCTCTGACGATGTTGCAAATGTCGACATCGAAAACTATGAGATACTAGAAACCATCATATAATCATTATAAATAAGATAAAGTAGTAGGGTAATATGGCAGACAGAATAGATGCACTGACAACGAGGAAAACAACACAGCGTGATCCTGTGTTCACCGACTTTTATAATAACTTTAACATACATCCTCAGAACAAGAGACTCGCTCTTCACACTGACGAACAGGCTGTCAGAAGATCGATGAGAAATATCTTACAGACAAATACCAAAGAACGATTGTTTAATCCAGAATTTGGTGGTGGTCTTCGTCGATTCTTATTCGAAGATATTTCTGTGATGACTTCAGATCTTATCAAAGATGCCGTGTTCGATTCGATTACCAAATACGAACAGCGAGCTCGAATCATTGATGTCTTAGTAGTATCAAATGAGTTTGCGCATTCTTATGAAGTATCAGTCTATTATGAGATAATAAATAATGCTAATCCGCAGACACTTCAACTCACCCTTTATAGAGTAAGATAATGGCAGCAAATTCCAGTATAGTCCTTACACAGTTAGACTTCGATTCCTATAAAGACTCGTTGAAGACATTTCTGAAATCACAAGATCGATTTAAAGATTACGACTTCGACGGAAGCAACCTTTCGGTTCTTCTCGACGTGCTTTCATATAACACTTATCAGAACGCGTTCTATCTCAACATGGTCAGCAACGAGATGTTTCTTGATTCGGCGAAGTTACGTGACAGCGTTATTTCTCATGCCAAAGAATTAAACTATCTTCCGAGATCGTTTCGATCATCTTCGGCTGTCATTCAACTGGTAATTACTTCGACAGATACGGCAAAGAGATCGATCGTTATTCCAAAGGGAACATCATTTACTTCGCGTGTTGATGATTTCACTTATAACTTTAGCACTACTGAAAATTATGTTATTACAAAGAGAACTCCTTCAGGATCAAATCTTATATATGAGAGCGAGCCGATTCGAGTATACGAAGGTAGCTACCTCAGCGATACCTATACAATAAATTATGCTAATCCTCTTGTGTATAAGATTAGTAATAAAAGAGTTGATCTTGAAAGCGTATTAGTTACGGTCTTTGAAGATAACGGCACGACTATTCAAACTTACAAGAGAGCGACGTCTCTTTTTGGTCATGATGAAAACGCAAAGGTCTTTTTCTTACAACCGGGAATTGGTGACACATACGAAGTCGTCTTTGGTGACGGAGTTGTTGGAAGAAAACCAAAGAACAACTCTGCGTGTATCATTGAATATCGATCATGCAACGGAGAACTTCCGAATGGCGCATTTAAGTTTATTAATACTGCACGCATCGATAATGAAGCAAACATTGTAATTGAAACGATTACTGCTTCGGCCGACGGAGCTGTTGCAGAAGATCTGAGCTCGATTAAGTACAATGCTCCTCGTGCATTTACTACACAAGAACGTGCTGTGACTTCTGAAGACTATGAGAATCTACTCAAAGCAAACTTTCCTGAAATCAATGCAGTGGTTGCATATGGCGGAGAAGATGCAAATCCTCCCCAGTATGGCAGAATTTTCTTGTCGATCGATCTTGATGAAGTCGACGGTCTTCCAAAGATTAAAGAAGCAGAATATAAGAAATTCTTAAGATCACGTTCTTCTGTGGCGATTGAGCCACTCTTTGTTTCTCCTGATTACACATATTTATATGTCAATACAAATATCAAGTACAATATCAATCTTACCGGTTTAAATCCAGAAGATATTCGTACGAACGTTATAGATTCTATTCTGACACACGCTTCTACGAATCTAAATAACTTTGGTCGTACACTGCGCTACTCAAGATTTATTCGTGATGTCGATGCCGCAGAAAATAGTATCATTAGTAACGAAACTCAAATTGAACTCGTCAAGTATCTCACTCCGGTGCTGAGCACGACAGTGACTTCTACTCCTACGTCAACATCTGGTTCGCTTGTATCATTGGCGACTTCAGGTGTAATTTCTTCTGGTCAGAATGTAACGATTGACTTTAAAAATCCATTAAAGAACGATGTTCCAGGCAAAGGTGCAGAACACTTAATCGGTGATATTCATGTCGTAAGTTCTTCGACATTCACTTATAATGGTTTGCCAAACTGTCGTCTTGAAGATAACGGTGATGGTATCATGCGTATCATCAATACTTCTGGAACACAACATAGAACCATTCTTGATATTGGTACAGTTGACTATGATACTGGTATCGTCAGAATCAACAACTTTAATATTACTAATTACACTGGCACTTCTTTAAAAATCTATGCCAAGCCGCGTACTCTTGACATCACTTCTTCTCAGAACGTGATACTTAATATTCTTGAAAATGACGTCGACGTCACAATTGAACAGATCAGAGAATAATGAAGAATATAGAAAAAAGAATATCTCCGTTAATTCAGAGTCAATTTCCTTCTTTTTACCAAGAAGAGGGAGAGAACTTCATTGCGTTCGTGAAAGCCTACTATGAGTGGCTTGAAAACTCTGGAACATATGTTAACTATTCTGGCAATACTGTTACTCAGTATATCGCTTCGAATAACGATATTATAGAAGTCACTGCTAATCAACTTGCCAACTCAACATATATGTCGAGTATCACTCGATATCAACCAATTGATGCCAATCCACTTTATCACGCCCGCCGGTTGCCAGACTATCGCGACATTGATAGTACAACAGATGACTTTATTGTTCACTTTAAAGAGAAGTATCTGAAGAACATTCAGTTTGATACTGCTACGAATAAGAAGCTTCTTGTTAAAAACTCCCTTGATTTATATCGTGCTAAGGGTACAGAGCGCGCAGTTGATCTCTTCTTTAAGCTTGTATATGGTACGGCTGCTGAAGTACAATATCCTGCAGAAAAGATCTTTCGTCTTTCAGATGGTGTGTACGAGAAACCAGAATATCTTGAAATCGGATACTCAATCTATAATATCGACTATGTCGGAAAGCAAGTTGTGGGCCAGCTTTCAGGCGCCAAAGCTTTCGTTGAGAAGTACATTCGTAGAAGAGTTGGTAAAGGTTTCGTTAATCTACTTTATATTTCTGGAAGACAAGGCGAATTTCGTAACGGCGAAGTGGTTGGTCTCAATATTAATAATGAACCCGTATTCGATATTACCAAAAGATCGAAACTCGTAGGATCTGTAAAAAGAGTTACAGTTCAGACACGCGGCCGAGACTTTACTGTCGGAGACATCGTAAGATTTACGAACAGCGATCGTGGGCTCGGCGGTTTAGCAAGAGTAGAATCTACGAATTCGGCTGCTGGTCTCGTAGATTTCATTTTTATAGACGGCGGATATGGATATACTCTCAACACAGAATCGATTGTCTCTGAGAAAGTATTAAACCTGAATGAAGTCACTGCAGATTTTACTGCTGAAAATTACTATCGACTGTTCGAACGTGGTGTTCAACCTGTAGTCAATATCGGATACAGTGCGGCCACATCAAACGTTTCTGTAGGAAATACTGTATATCGTTACGCGGCAAATGGCATGCTTGCTGCACAAGGAAGAGTACTCGAAGTTGCACGTTCTTCGAATACAAACGGTTTTATCTCGATATCACATACTTCAGGCGTATTCGTTCCATCTGCTACCTATTATACCGGAACGAATAACACAGGAACAAGCTTTACAGCAAGTACACTGACAGACAAGTCAATGTCTGGTAAGTTCATGAACATACCGACAGATTATGCTGTTATTATTACTGCGCCTTCTTCTACATTTATGGTAGGTGATGTCGTACAGCAACAGAATGCAGGATATATTACTGCTTCTGGTACAGTGGCAAATGTGATCCAGCTCGAAGGTGAAGTTCAACTTACTCTTGCCAATGCTCGTGGTG